TTGCGTGGCAACTATTCTATAAAATAACGAGCGCCATATCTTACGGTACCATATAGTATCTACGTATTGGGTATCGTGGTTGAACTGAAATACAGTAGTGTATCCAGAGTCTGACGACTCCGATCTTTGCAGCTCAAAGATATAATCCCGGAAGTCCTCAAGAGATTGTGAGAACTTCCAGGATATTAATATCTCATCCTGCCCTATTGGACGCGCTCTAGTTATTTCAGCAGATATCATTATTACGCCAGTCTAGACAATTTTGCACACGCCACTTTTACTACATCCTGTTCGAAAGAATTGAGACTTCCTTCTTTTTCTGATCCGAGCCCGTTGTTGTCAGTTTGGCCTGTCATCGGCTCACTAGGAGGGGGCCCTGCCATAGCCGGGTCCATTCCGCCCATTCCCATATCCATCCCACCGCCCATGCCCATTCCGCCACCAAACAATTCTCCTAGCATTCCAGCCATCTGGTTGACAGTGTCGTTGGTCTGCATGATTGCCTGATTCTGCATCATATCAGTCTGGTCATTGGCGTTTAATCCGGCGCTAATTCCGTTTATCATGGCCATATCCATGTTATTCTGCATCATATTCTGCTTGTTAATCGCGTTAGATCCAATTCCAGCCATACCTCCGCCAAGTAGAGCGCCTACGCCCATACCTATTGGACCCATTCCCATGCCACGTCCTGCCATACCGCCGAGGGCAGCTCCGCCCAGACTCATTAGAGGAGTAGACAGGGTGCCTTCATTTCCAATGAGACCATTGATTGAGTCCATGATCCCGGCCATCTTTTCATTAGCGCGTCTTTCGATATCGTGCTTGATTGACATTTATTTCACCTCGATAGATTTCGTCTGCCAGCGACATATAAGCTAAGATACTCGGAGGAAAATCCTCCGTAACATTGTTCCAGGTTGATGCTTTCTTTTATAGCTTGAGCGGACATCCTAAATTCATTGATAAGTCTTTGCAGCGTTCTTTCGTAGTCAGCCGCCTTTTCTTCAACAACTACCTGTGTTCCGCTATCGTTATACTGAAAGGCATTGCGGTTAAATTTGTGAATAGCTGATTTAAGGGCAAATATAGACGCCCCGTCCAGCCACAAGGACAAGGACGGGAACGACATAATACCTGCTTGAATTGCTAATGGAGTAACCGCAGTATTGTAATAATCCAACGCCAGAAGTAGGAAGGTTTGTAACTGCTTGTCAGTAAATTCTTGACCTTCAATCAGATGATTGTTTTCTTCATAGTCCATGAGGTAGTCACGAAGAGCTATTACAAGCTTTTCGAGCCTGTCCATCTCAGGTGTCATGTTGGATATTACAGGCTCCATTAGGCTCTCCGTCTGCGGGGTTTGATTGAATCCTTAGTGGAATCGACAGATTCTTCGACCACTTCTTCGACCGCACTTTCTGCGGAATCCTCGGCCACTTCTTCAACAGGAGCTTCTGCTGGATCAGACATTTCGACTGTCATTTGCACAGAAGTTACTGGGAGGGACTCCTCCGATTTTACGTCTACTGCAGGAGCCTTTACTTCTACAGGCTTAGCTGCAGCAGCTACTGCCGGAGCAGCATCCCCAACCGAGATCACTTCGGCTGCAATAAGCTTATCCATACCTGCTGCCATAGCAAAATCAAATTCAGATTTTGACACAGTCAGCATCCCACCATTAACTTTGCAGTACGACTTCATTTCTACGATGCCTCTCGGCAGAGAAATATGCACTGCATACATATTGTTTGATTTTTTACCTAGTTTCAGATTTGGCATTAGTTACCTCTGTTTTTTCTTCTTAATATTTCTATAAGCTGGTTTATTCCAGCGTCGTACTCAGAGTTTAATCCGGATAGCACTTCCAGTTTAGTCGGCGTAGACCCAAACCAAGAGTCAAAGAATCCAGGTTCTGGCATGTCATTAGCGCCCTTCATCTTGTCATATATACGTCCCAACTCTAACCGCTTAAGTGCGGCAGCTTGTTCTACCGGGCTCACTTTCCTGCCCTGAGACTTGGCATTAGCGTACATGTTATTCCACCTTGAGGCCCTATCAACAGGGATATCATCAGGAAGTGATGGCGCTTTTAGGTACTCATCTATGGCATTTCGTTTGAACGCATTTCTGCTATCAGTAGAATTAAGTGCCGAGTCCAATCCAGATTTTAGTGAGTTCTCTGCCCAAGAGTAGTCGTCGGTGTTTATGTCACGAAACAGCCTATTCTGCAGGGTTTCTCTGGCGGTTCTACCCGGAACTAAATCTTCAGTGGGTTGTACGTGTCCCATCAACCCAATAGAGGACTTATTTCCAGGGCGTCCGTGCATGACAGGATCCACACTGTCATTCAGCTTAGCATTAACCATTTCAGCTATCCCAGCAGGCAATCCACCAGTAAGAGCCCCCCTCCATGCAGCGCTAGCAGGGGACACCCTGACAGGAGTTTCGGCATTTCTTCCCATGAGAGCCTCATCAATATTTGGAAGAGCTTGGGTATCTACTCCAATATATGGAAGAGCCCCGAAATTAGCAGGTGTTATATCCGAAGCTAATTTTGAATTCAACGCTGCGAGCTTGGACATTGCCCTGGATTTAACGTCATTAATAAGGCTCATAAAGCCCTCCTTATTCTCCAACTGGAGGTGTGGATATTTCTACTACGACAAGTCCGGCGTCAATCTTTGCCTGGAGGTCAGTTTCTGCGAGCATCTTAGCATGAGCTTCTGCTGTTACCATAAGTCCATCTGGGTTGTTTGCCTGAAACTGGGCGACATCTAGAAGAGCGAATCTTTCGTCTGCGGGCTTCGCTACTACGGGGACAGATACAGGGATCTTCACGCCCTTAACAGCATTAGCACCAAGCTTTATTTTAACAATACTAGTAGCCATTGGTTTTCTCCTTAATTAAAAGGGGATGAGGACAAGTCCCCATCCCCTTGGTGAGCATCCTTAACTATCCTTAAGAGATAGTCAGTTTAGCCATAGCGCGGGTGTTGCCAAAACCAAGTCCGACATATTCCCAGCCCTTCATGAAGATGTTTTCAGCTTCGCTGTTTACCCAGAACTTGGCATCACCGAGGGTGAACATGTATCCAAGATACTGAGGATCAGTGAAGGCCCAAACAACATTGTGAGGGACCAGATCTTCCTTGAGGGTTACGAAACACTTGCGGCCAAGAAGGGTGCCTTCTTTGTAGCCATAGCGCGCAACGTCCCAAGCGCCGATATCGAATACTTCATTGCCCTGAGTAGCCCAGTCATTCCAGGTGGTCTTTGACATCAGGAAACAAGCAGTTTCCAGCTCATCGCCATCCAGAGAGTTGGTCAGAACAGTAAGAGCTTCTTTATCGATTTTGTGTGAAGCGGTGGTTACGTTGAATTTCTTTCCGCCGGGTCTGCTGACGATATCTTCGCACTGATTGATGAAGTTTACGTCTTCAACCTTCATCATCATTTTGACGATATCTTCTTCGATCAGTGAAGTGATCGGCATTTCATAGGCGAGAAGTTCAGCTTCGGTTTTGGTGTACATCGGGCTGCTGATTTTGAACAGGCCGATTTCGAAGCGTTTACCGCGGATGTACTGCTGGTTCGGGCGGCCACGGAAGGTGAGGGCTACAGCTTCAGCTTCTGGAGCGATATCTTTGACAATAGTCAGAGTATCGTGATCAAGAGCGCGCTGGCAGTCAGCTTCAGTCACCGGAACTGGAGGCAGAATCTTGCGGCAGAACGGAGCTTCACGAATGCGCAGTTTGATATACAGTTCGCCTGCCTGAGCAAGCTTCACGTTATCTTTGGCGCGAGCAGCGTCAATGAACAACTGATTCAGATATTTGGTATCAACATCGTAAGCCATTGGTTATTTCTCCTTTTATAGATTATTCGGTTAGTCTACCAGCTCAAAGTGCAGGAGACCATCATAATGGGGAGCCTGGAAGACCAATGCTTTGACAACATTACCAGGAGCAGCAATACCAAGCTTCACGACGCCATCAGTATCAAGCTTAAGGGTAAGCTCTTTACCTACGAAGGACACTGGGTCACTTGCATCCGGGAAGTCTGCGGCCACAAATACGTCAGTCTTTCCGCGAATTCCGCCGCCACGAATAACAGTCATTTTACCAACAGCACGAGCGTCAGTTCTGTCTTTTTCCATCCACAGCATTTTTGCAAGCCTAGTGGCGGAATCAGTGCTGACGGAGGCTGAGCTACTCATAGTCCAGTGCTGGGCAGCATCGCCTACTGGAGAGAGCCACTGACCTTCATCATATACGGCATATTTACTTCTGTCGAGTAGAAGGACATCTTCTACATCATCCATTGATACGAAACGATAGAGATCCAACATTGTTGTAATCCTCCTTATTTATTACCGGCGAGTACTGAATAAAACGCTTGTAGCGGATCATTCATGTCGATTCCTGATTTTCCAGCCCCACTATATACTTCGCCCATGGAGGCGACTTTTTTAGTGAGGTCGAGGTCCATAGCCTCTCGCACAACTGCAAGGTCTTTGCTCTTTATAGCGGCAAACTTCTCGTTAACTTCAGCAAGAGTCGATTCGTCCAGAACTAGCTCCATGGCTATTTTAAGGGCTTCGGCTTCTTTCTTAAGCTCACTGTTCTCTTTGTCTGCTTTAGCGACCTTTTCTTTAAGGACCGAACTTTCTGCTTCGAATCCTTTTATGCAAGCGGAGGCTTCTTTAAGCGAACGAATCATTAGTTCTTTCTTCATAAAGTGCCCCTCCTAGGTGCTATGATTATACCAGACCGTTTTTGGCAAGAACCTGCAGAGCGCCGAAAAGTTCTGGATTAGTCTTCTTGATCTGAGCGAGTTTGGCTACGCGAGGATCAGAGTTAGACGCGGTCTTTTCATTCTTATTTTTCAGGATAGCTTTAGCTATTTTCTGAGGGGCGCCTTTGGCCTGTTCGGCTACGATAGCAGCAGCGACTTTTTCCTGGACGATCTGATCAGAATATACGTCAACAACGTGGTTATAACCTACGCTTGCGAACTTTTCAAGGATAGCAGCTTCTTTAGCAGTATAAACTACAAGCTTGCCTTCTTTGATTGCTTCGGCCATACCTTCGGTATTTGGAGCTTCGCCTTCAATCAGGTCGCCAGTTGTTGATACATTGTGGCGTTCCGGATTTGAATCAGCAGCAGATTCTACGCTAGAAAGCGGGATGATCTGATCTTCAGCGCGGGCAGCCTGAGTGGCGGCGCCATCAACTGAACTGGTTCCAGTGATAACATTTCCCTGGGTGTTAGGGGCATCCAGGACGGCGATTTTTAGCACGGCCTGTGCGATTTTCTGAATGTCCTTATCGCTGAGCTTCATTGAGCCCTCCTTGTTTTCTTTTTCTTCTTCAGAAGATTCAGAACTACCTTCTTCTTTTTCATCTTTCTTTTCTTCGCTAGATCCGCTCTCAGCTTCTTCAGCTATTTTGTCGAGAAAAGATGCGAGAGACGAACCTTTTGTCTTAGAAGAAGCGACCTTTTCCAGACTGGACTCGAGGGCGCTTACTTCTTCAAGAATTGAAGCCAACTTTACCATGATGGTACTCCTTTCGATATGTACTGTGGCATACATACATGTATACCAGCAATAATTTTGCGTGTCAACAACTTATTTAAACAAAACTTTATGGAGACTATTTAATACGGACTCTTTATCTCTGTGCATACCCGCTTTAGCTGCTGATTTTACGTATTCAGATGCAGTCTTTTCTGCACTCGCAAATTTTAGTAAAACCGCCAAAGAAAGTGGGAATGCTATTTCCGGTCTGGATAAAAATCCAGGAGAATACTTACCAGTAAACTGCGCATCTTCCATAGCACTGTTTTTAGCTTCATTAGTAATTAACTTGGAAGCGCCATAAGCTAATGGAACAGACAAGAGCGTTTTAGGTACCAGTCGCTCCAAACTTCCGCGCTTAGTCATGTTGCGCATGTTTACCTGCATTATAGCATCGGTAAGCGCAGCCTCTACAGCCTCCGGGCTATTTGGATTCATAAACTGCATTTCCTGGACGGGATCGTTTACAGTATGGGGAATGTCTTTTAACGCTGCTAGCAGCTTAGGTCCGCCTAAACCGCTTAGCACCCCTATTTGAGATAGCAGATCGGCTCCAAGTCCTTTATTGAACATATGCCCAAACGCAGACACTAGCGATCCTACCAATAGGTAGGTCTTTAACGAGTCTATTCCTCTGCCCAATCTGGACGAAGCCTGTTCGATGTCATTCTGTCCAAGAAGATACTTGAAATCGTCAGACATGTGCACCGGCATTACTGCAGCACCAGTCTTCTCTAGCGGAAGAATTATCTTGAGGGTTATCTTTTTTATATTATCAGGGGACAACGTGCGGTTGTTTATTACGGACTCGGGGAGCATACCCAAGGCCCCCATATCAGGCATAGAGTCAGCAAAATACTTCATAACCTTAGTGGGGTCATTAAGCATCACCGATTGCATTCTATCCAGAGAGTCTGCAACATCTTTCATTCCAGAAGATACCAGGACTATACGCTGCACCTCATTAGGTCTGAGGTATACCCTATTTTTTATGAACGAATTAAGAATGGAAAAAGGATCGTCAGAGCATCCGCCTATGGAATCCAAGGTACTGGCAGAAAGATCTCCCCCAAGTAGCGACTCGAACTTCTTTATTAGATTCATCATTCCTGAACCTATAGCGGCGTCACCACATGAACACTCTTCTGGACCCATATCTATCTTAACTTCTGATCCAGAAGCCGTCTTGAGCACTTCTGCTGCTCGCTCGCATGACGATTTCATTATACTAGTGTGCGCTATTTTAGTGAGGACCCTAGCCGTAGGATCAGCGGGGATGGTGACTATAGATATATCAAAGAATTCAGGATCCCTGTTGATAGCGAACGCTTTTCTGCCATCCGGCAACATTTTACCTAGCCCCGGGTTGTCTCTAAGGTGCTCACAGTATTCGGCAGGTGTTTTTGCCCGGTTATTGCATATGCTGCAGAAGTCACTATCTACCCTGCATCCCATACTTACATTGACCATCTCACCATTGTTTATTTTCTCGGCAAACTTTGGGTCCAGTTTGGTCAAGTCGTATTCTACAATCAATTCTACGCGGTGCATGATGTCATTATACGCCGATTTTATTACTCTGCCATATGCCTTTTCAGGATCCTTATTTATGTGATGCATAAACGGATGCCCGTTGGTAAAGGTGTGGTGATATTTTTTCAGGGCATCTTCGTAGAAAGCATCGCCATTTCGATTGCAGGAAAAGAATTCTGTCGCCCCCATAGCATTTATGAGGGCGAACAGCTTATCTTTAACTGGTTTTAAACTGGCAATGAACTCGCGTATTTCAGGAGCCCATGCGCAGTCAGACGCTAACTTTACGTTAATGTCGGAGCGGTTAAGCAGCCTTACTGTAGGCTCTCCCTGGTTGTCATACGGCGAGAAATCAAGCAGTTTAATCATGAGGGCATTCCGTTCGGCCAAGCGGAGTCGGTTAAAACGTCGAAGTCGCCTTCGTATGACTTAACGCCGAGGCTGGCAAGAGCTTTAAGAGCCTCTAGTCCGCCGCTGCCCTGGTTAATGTTTCCAGAAATCTGTGCGAGCTGACCAACTACGTTATGATCAATTCCACGCATTCCGTAAGAAGCCATGTTAGAGATGAACTGTCCGGCAACCAATGGATTAGTAGTGAGCTTGGGCGCGAAGTCATCCAAAACACTCCAGTATTTATCTACCTGGGTTCTAGGCATTTCAGCCAGCTCGGGGAACTCTTCAAACATTTGATTGTAGGCCAATTCTTTTTTAACTGCATCTCTGGCTTTACCGTACAAGGTAGACGCCCCCATTGCGCCTATAGTACCAAGCCCTAATATATTTAGTGCGCTGATTACGCCAGGCATACCTTCTGATCCGAGCAGTCCCGCGAGTCTTCCACCGACTCCGGCAGTCTTAACATTGTTGAGATTGTCTACCAACTGATTAGCCAGAGTAACGTCTGCTGACCCGACCTTCATGGTCTTAGTACTGCTTTCTGATTTAACATTCTGCTTACTCTGTGGAGCTGCAGGTTTAGCCGGTCCTTTTGCACATCCAGCTACTTTAGCTCTGCGCTCGCGTATTACATCCAGTAATGTCTTAGGCATCTTAGTACTCCCTATCTTGTTATTGAGTGTGTTAAAGTCGTTTTCAAACTGCTCAGTTGGAGGCGTTATTCTAGATAAGGGCTTATTATTCATGAGAGATTCTTTCATGTCGGTGCCCCCTCCCAACGCCAGCGAGCTGGCAGCTATTCCCACTGGATGCGTGAACGCCCAGCCAAATAATTTATCCACAAACCCCATCTTCTTCATTCGAGCTCTTCTCCTCGAACAGTAGGATGGGACATCAGTGCACTGTCTAGAAATTCAATTTTGGATACGATATAATCTTTGGCTTTGCCGAGCTCCGACATATCGCAATCATGACGCATTACCGTATCCAGGTGCTTTAAAATAGGGTGCTTCTTGTTTACTGCGACTTCAGAAGAATTTCCCAAAGCATCTTCGGTATACTTTTTACCAGCTTCCTTTATAGAGATGCCCTTGTCTTTTAGGCGCATAGCAATTTTATTAAAGATAGAAAAAATCTTATTTTCAGCTTCTGGGTAAGTAGCTCGGGCCGCTACATAAGCTCCTGCAATATTTTCGCCTCTCAAAGCCGCAGTCTTTAACATATCTTCCAGCGCCAATTCGGCTTCTTTGGCAATGACTGTGGACTCTGCCATAGCGCTATCCAGCATATCTTTATAGTGGGCCAGTTTATTTAACACTTTACGTATCTCAGTTTTGGATACCTTAGCTTCTTTAACAAATAACTGTGCTAATTTTTCTAACTCAGCGGTCTTGGTTTTACCCGAGACAGTGTCAACTTTTTCAGTTGGGGGCAGCAGGTCTTTAATACTAGAAATAGACGAATCAGCTTCCTGCAGTACGATAGAAGAAGTAGAGTTAAGGCTCTCGGCTATCTTCTCTTGATCTGCAAGCTTAAAGGTAAAATTACCGTTTTTATTCTTGTCCCAAAGCTCGTCGTATGTAGACACGTTTGCAGACTCGCACACTCTGGCAACCTGGTGGGGATTAAGACGAGCTTCCTTGGCCATGGTTACAATAGTAGCATTCATGTCTACATTATCCTTAAGATACTTTGTAGACGCGGTCTTTCCCATCATTTTAAGTTCAAGTTCTGATTTACTCATCGTAGTCTCCAGAGAATAGCATTATATCTATAAGTACCGCATATAGGTGTGGATGTCAAGATATGCATACTCATTACTTAAATTGATCCTCCGTTATTTAGGAACAGACTCTCTAATGAAGTCAAGTAATGCGTCTATATCAGAGTTACTTACCGGATCACTTCCAAAAACATCTCTTTTGTACCTACGCCTGATACCGTCGTATATCATGTCTTCCGATATCCTATCTTTTATGGCCCGCATATACTTGCGTTCACTATCTGCTATAACGGATCCAGTTCTGTCTTTAACACGCTCAGAAACTCGATTTAGTTTGTCCAACTCGTTCTTAGAAATATTCTGCCTCAATTTCTTTAATTGAAGATTTGACATGATGAATTCTGGATCCAAGTTCCCCGTATTAGGGGGCACTGTATCTGCAAAATATGAGTCCACCTTCATGTTATTTACGGGGACGGGAATAACATATTCATAGTTTGGGTCGGTAGACCAGTCTCTATTTTTACCGTAAGTTCTGGCATCTCCAGTATCAATGTATTTTTTGAGTCGCTCGCGTCTGACCTCAGGGTTAGACTCTGCGAAATGCGGAGTGGGGAATATGTTCAACTTTTCCTGAGTGGCTTTATCCGGAAGTTTGGCCACGTTGAATCGTTTATATATTCCGCCCTTATTTGTGTATCCAGCAGCTACTTGTGGAAGTCCAGACCAAAATAGTCCGTAGCCACTTGAATCTTGCTCCGGACTTATACTGCCAGCTCTATAAACATGTGTCGTGTTCGGATCCAATTTTGACAGCAATTCCTTCCCGGTTATACTCTCCTTTTCCAAGAACGGCTGCATGAGTTTAACTGTTCTAGATTCTCCTCGTGCTATCGCATTTTGAGCTCGAGCTATTAGGGGAGCCAACTCCTTTTTAGCCTCTCTGACCTGTTTAGTTAGCCTAGCAGTTTCATCCATAAAAATTCCGGGACGTCGTCTAAATAAATTACTAGCGTTGGAATTCCACCACTTTCCTAGACCTCTAATGTTAGCTGCGCTAACCTGCTGATCTGGCTGAGTGATCCTATTGAACAGAGTTCCAGTCATAATACTCGGACCCCTATTGTGAATCCAGGAGTATGCCTTAGGGTCAACTTCCAGGAGTTTTTTGGACATCGCATTGACCTCTGAAGTCTGAAGCCCAGGATTTCCCGCAGCTCTCCTCACCGCATCCCACTTTCGTATCCACTTCGCGGCGCACTTCTCCAGGGATTTAACTGTTATATCGTAAGCTAATTTTTCTAACACACATACCTCCCTAATCGCTATACCTATGATCCAGGAAAGACTTAAGCTCCGACACCTCTTCCGGAGTCTTAGCTATTGGAGTTCGGTACAATTGCGCTATTTCCTTATTAATCTGAGGCGCATACTTGGCGTCTATTTTAGGGGCAGGATTATTATAGGCTCTGAGATGAGAGTTATATGAAGGTGCGCGGGTCTGTTCGAACCATTGCCGGGATTCTGGTGTCTTAAACATATGATAGGCGTTAGTATTTCCCATCATTTTAAGTTCAAGTTCTGATTTACTCATCGTAGTCTCCAGAGAATAGCATTATATCTATAAGTACCGCATATGGGTGCCAGTGTCAAGAGGCAGATGACTACATCACATTAATACACGGCCCTTCGTTTAAGAAAGTCTGTAGTTGAGTAGTTTCTGACGCTTGGGGACAACACACTATAAGGCTCAGACAGGGCGTTTAAATCATCGTCAGTCAAATTAAACTGACGTTTCAACTCCTCGTTTAATTTAGCGTTCTCCCGGCGGAGTCTTTGCATATTAGTCCCCGCTCTAGGTATCTCAGCTAATCTAATCCCGTCTAAAGTTTTTGTTGGGCCATCTAATAGTGGGTGCCCCTGATGTTTTACGAAGTATTTTTTTATATTTTTAAGCCCAGAAACTTCTGGAATTACTATTTCATATCGAGGATCAGCCGCCCATTCAGAATTTCCGCCTGCGCGAAGGAGCTTTTTTATGGGTTCGAATACGGCATAATCGTGGATGCGTTTAAGTCTATCTCTACGCTCCCCTATCTCTGCTAGATGCGGACTAAAGTAGGTTCCCATCTCGGTCATCTCCCGCTCGGTGGGAGCATCCGCTGTGTACACATATGGGGCGTGTTTTCCTTTAGCGTATCCAAGAGATACCTCAGGAGTTCCAGTCCAAAATAAGTTTTTATTTTTACTGATATTATCCCCCGCTCTAAGTATTTTAGAGTCGCTGCCCAGTCCCTGGATGAAATCGTTAGCTGCCATATCCGGTGTGCGCATATTTCCTCTCAGCGACTCCGATATCCTGGATATAAGCCTTCCGCGTTTTGTTTTTTCCGGTTGAGAATTTATTAAACGCTGCATGGAGGACTGCGTATTCCGAACTTCGCTTAAGGGCCTGGACCCGTCACCCTTCTTCCAATATTGGGGCAACTCTCGTACGCTATTCCCCTTATTAAACATTGCATTATTGAAGGCATCTACTGTTGATTTCCTGTGCGCCCAGTCTAAGTAGGAGGGGCCGGGAATACTTGCATATCCGAAGCGTTCCAGCTCTGGGCTAACCCCCATTAGTTTAAGCGCCTTGTTGTGGAGTGATTCCCCTGCATTCTGTATAAAACGCATCACCTTTCCTAAAGGGGTGGCATATAATTCTTTTTCCTGTAGTAGCTCTTTCGCCCCGACAGTTGGAATCAACCCTCTGGCATTAGTAGTGTTTAACCTATCAGATACAGCATTAAATTCAGCAACCGTAGGAGCAGATTTACCCATCATCTGGCGCGCTTTAGCCCATCCCCGCTCCCATTTTGTGGCGAGTTTTTGCATAGAAAGCTCAGTTATATCTTTGGCTAATTTTTCTAACATACTATCCCCTATCGCTATGTAGTATATGATCCGCCGTCATCTTACACATCATGTACGAATGAAAGGCATCGTCCGGAAGAACGTGGTCATAGTACATATCACGCCCATTGTCTCTAAAATTAACACAAATAGTGAGGAAATCGCTAGAGAATTCTTTGAAATCACTCCAGCAGAAGAAGTCCACCTTTTTATTTTTTATCTCAACAAAGCGGTCAGTCATGCATTCGGTACGGTTGAACAACATTCTTCCCGCTTCAGGGATCCACCTAGCAGTAACCCTAAGTGCATCGTTAGCCTGCCACTCTATTATCCTGCCCGGACCCACTGCCTGCTTTAACTGCGCATTGTGCATAAATCCTCCGCCCCAGTCAACGCCTGTGGCAGTTATGCCTAGTCTGTTTATTACCTGCGCAATGTAATTGACTTGATAAGTGGGGTCAGACTCATTACCTGTGAACTTTTTCATCCCTAACAGATGGAATCTATCGGCCCAGTCATAATATCCAAGAGTCATTACTGTATACCCAGTAGCACTTCCACCGCGCAGAGATTTCAAGCTGATATCTCCGTGTCCCCAGTCTACGCCTAAAAATAGATGCATATCCTGGAGCTCCTGCGTGCGGACGAAGCTCATCTTTACGCCCGGACGGCAAACTTCCTGCAGTTCAACTTCGGTTATTGGGTTGGCGCTGTTATCGCAGGGAAGTGCCATGACTTCGTTTGCAAACTTGGCGGCGGGGTAGGTATTCAGCTTCTCTATGATCCTGTTCCACTTGACGGTTGGAGATATGATCTGGGGCACCCGGAAGCCTGCCATGTATATACCATTTCCAAGGGGCTTCTTGGCCACCCATTCTCCCTGAGCGTCTTTAGGAATGTCCTTCTTGCAACGCTTACATATGATCCCTTTCGGACCAATGTTTTCATTCATCAGGATATTCCACAGATTGCAGTGAGGACATTTTAATACCCACTCGTTCTGGGTGCTTCTGTACCATAGTTGCGCCAAAGTGTTATTAAGAGTTTTCGGTGTGCCCGCATAAGTTCTCCACTGGTACTTGGAACCGGATAAACATTCTTCAATAATGGGCACGTTGCCCATGATAATATCCTGGATCTCGTCTATGGTTACTTTATCCGCGGATATACCTCGGATAGCATCAGCGGTATGAAATGCGTAGCGTAGCGTGATGCTGGCACCGGTAGTGAACGTGCGTTTGTTCACATTACTAATTACCTCGCCATTCATACATAGCTCTTTAAATGTAGGGGAGAACTGAATGAATGGGAGGAGCTTGCTGTTAGAAAATTCTGAAGTCTGGTCCTGACGCGGAGACACATATAGAATGTTAAAGAATGGAATCGTAGCCACATCAACAAGGCTATCTGATGCCAGGAATGTCGATTTACCGTACTGTCGTCCCATCATAAGAAGGGTGTCGGACTCTTCTATATCGTATAGAGATACCATAGGTTTTCTGGTATCTAGACTATACGGCTCATTGTTCAGTCTGAGCAAGTGCTGAACAAGATTTGATTTTTTACATATAACTGGGGAGGAGCTCACATCACATCTCCGTCAAACTTATCCGCGCTCTTTATATCGCCCTGGCTTATCTTTTCCAGCTGGAACTTAAGCGCTTCCACCGCATTAGTAGATTGACTGCTGGTGACACTCTTATACTTTTCAGCCGCCTTCATGGCTAGCTCAGCCCAGCGTATAACTTTATTGGTGCTCTCAGAGTCTTCATTGGACAGCGAGGCTTTGAATTTTAAAAACGCCTCATTCATAACTTCTGCCAGAACATCTTCTAACTTTAGTATGTTCTCTCCAGTGAGCTTCCACTTAACTTGAGTGTCTCTCTTATGGAATGCGTCCAGAAATAGGCATCTATTTCTAGGGGAAACGACTCTGCTGATGTAATGGTACAGCTCCAGCTTGGTGACCACATCCACATTCCAGAAATACTTTCTGAACAGATATATAGCGCGCAACGACAGGACCATTCGGTGTTTAGCGAATAAAAGGTCCACCACTTCCTGATCGGTATTTCCATATAGCATGGCGCTCATTACTAACGGGTGCAGGGTAGAATCCGTGAGTATTAGCAGAGAGTCTTCCCATTCTGGATCTCGCTTTCCTGCTAATACGGGTATCATTTCGTCAATGTTTAGGAATGACACCGCTGACGCCGCCCCCTTTAAAAACTCATCGAAGTTATATTTTGGGCCAGGCGTAATATAGATTAAAGCAGAGTCCGGCACATTTTCAAGTACCGAACTCCGCTTGTCATCTAATTCCTCATAGGAGGGAACCGTAAGTCTCAACGCACGAATCCTGTCGGCTATGGTTTCATTCCCGTAGCCTTTTATTAACAGCGCTTTGAGATAGTTTTCGAACGGGTACATCATGGCGGATCACATATTTCCCTCTAGAGATTTTATAATTCCATGAAGAGACGTCAGAACATTCTTTACATCCTGCTCTTCAACCATTGTGTTTCCAAGTCTGGTTGACATTAGAAGTTTAGCCAGAGCTTCTTCCGCGACTTTCATCTCAGGGATGGCAGTCCCAAATTCCCGCATATTATCCGGAGTTAGGTAGTTCAATGCCAATACGGTATCGACGGTTTCTTCGTCTTCCATTACGGCGGCTACTTTTAGTGCAGACATCTTGTCTACCTTCTGCTTCATATTGCTGGAGGCAGTTGGCTTAGCTTTGTCAGAAGTAACATCCTTAGCACGTTCTCTAACATAAGCACCAGTGCCCGGAGTGCCACTAACAAGGTCGAAAGTTTTTATTTCACCCGCAGCTATTTTTGACATGGACTGCATTACACCTGATCCTTCTGCCTTTTTGAGCAGAAGAATGGCGGCGGTTTTAGATGCTATAGTAGGTTCATTAGAACCTATTTTAAGACCAACGTTATCTCGGTCGATATTCCACATTCGAATAGTAGTAACCGGAGAGTGAGAGCCGCCTTTTAAGCGTATAGCAGACTTTAGATCAGAAGCGGATTTAATAACAGAAGATGTTTCAGCGGGCAGCGACAGGATTGGGTATCCTTCCGGGACGTACCATACTTCTGCGGTCTTCTCTACTGGGCATTCTTTAGGGACGTATTTAGTTTTTACTGGAGCGGTAACTCTAGGATCTGAAGATACTATGTAGGCCACTTTCCCTTTAAAGGATGTTCCAGACACCACTGTAACTTGATCCCCAGCCAGTTTCATATTTGTTACCGAGGCTATTTTTGTCGGAGGAGTGAACTCCACCAATCTAGTATCTACAGATACATCCACCGGCACTGATACAATATTGTTTACACGCAGCTGTGCCGCGCCCTTAAGATATGCCGTTTTATTCATCTTCATAGAGGTGGATTTACCAATTAGTTCTCTCTGAAGAACGTATTTTCCATCGGCGCACAGTCCCAGGTATCGGGGCTCGTCTGAGGCTGTCTTTACTATTCCAACCACTTCAACATCCACTGGGGAAAATTTATCTGAGGTATAGCAGGTATAGCATCCCTGTTTAGTAATAGTAGCGTTCTCATCCGCCACGACAGGGGCGGAATCATTCCAGGTAAACGCCATCTTGGTATTCTTAAGATCTCGTATAATACGGGCGTGTTCCAGCCCAGCTTCTTTTAGCCATGTGACAAGCTGATCACCGTCACATTCCAGGTGCCCCGTCCCAACTTTGTTTTTGTATATGGAGGCAGATTTTACACTGAACTTGCCTGGGGCGATCATATAGATAACCCTGTCCCCGCTGAATACGTTCTTACCCTGAAGATTTTCTGCAACTTTAGTCACTTCAGTTGAATCCAGAACAGCGGTAAATCTGCGTTTGGCTGTCTTATTAAGCGCCAGCTTTCTGAGCAATCCGTTATTATTCTGGACTTTGTGGATGAGATCATCACTCAAAGCCCTATTAAGTGCAGACATTTTTGTGGCGAGAGAGCTGACCACTCCGCCATTGTATGCACCAGGAGGGCTTATACGGTTTGTCATTCCGTTATAGGCCATAGGGGGGATGTCGGCTTCGTCCATGAGTCCAGTACCAAGCTCTGGCGAGGTCAGTAGTCCCTGTAATTCTTCGTTGTCCAGGGGGTGCCACTGGCCCTTGTAGATATAAAGATCTATGGGGGCTAGCTTACCCGCTTTTACTATGATAGGGAATACTAAAGAGTCATCCGGGGAGGATCCTATCTGAACAACATAACTTCCCTTAGCGTACAGCTTGTCCTGCTCAACAGAATCAAAGTTAAGCTGCCCAGGATTGTTCATTAACGCCGGGACGTGACTCATCAGGGCGCTCTGTATTTCTATAGGCCAGTTAGAGATATCTTCAGACAAATCGATACCCGCTCCGGATACTTCTCCAGGTGCATCAGTAATAAACAGATCTTCTAACATTGTGTAATCTCCCTATTATTTAAACATGGACTGGATGGTTGGTCCGACTTGTCCGTTGCGTATTCTGTCTACGATGTCGTCTATCAGCTTCTGGTCAGTTCCTTGAGATCGTAGATAATCTACAAATCTAGTCAGCTTGTCCTTAGTTCCGCTAGTGGCAGATCTGTATACTCCTGCGCCCGCTCCAGCTCCGCCAAGTAAAGCTCCTATAGGTCCTGCGAGCATTCCGCCGCCGATAGTTCCAGCGGTTCCAGCGCCCAGGGTCTTTAGACCAATATCCAACCCATTGGGGTCCATCTTACGGAAATTATTCAGCTGAGCATAATCCAGGAGAGTTGCCCCGAGGTCGGCCATATCCTGATCCTTTATTTTTACTGCGCCGGACTGCAATCTGCCCAGGGCTGCAACTATATCTGCAGGATCGCTAGAAGCGCTTATGCCAAGCTGATTTAATATTCTAGGGTTCTTACCCTGGAGCATCTCGGCAATAACACGCGCTTTAGCCTGCGGACCGCCACGATCTACAGATCCTATCAACGGTATCTTCTCACCGAAGCTATGCACTTTATCGATAAGGTTTTCCAGCATTCCTCGAGGTTTACCAGCACCAATTTCATAATTAAGGAAATCTGAGACTGATTTTTTACCCGCGGCCAGTACATTAGGATCTACCGCAAAAGTCTTAGCTTTGTTTTTAAACGCGGCAGCTTCTAACAGACCCCTCAGTTTAGCTACAGGAAGTCTTTCCATGGCCATATTCATAGCTTCTTCTGGAGTCAGTTTAGCCAGTTCGGGCATCTTAGCTTTTACAGCCGAGCCCAGCTGCTTATCTATATTCTTGGCAGCTATGCTTCTAGCTCGAGCAGCTCCGCCAACTCCTGCGCCCATGGCGGCACCCATTCCAATAGCTTTAATTTTTTCCATAATTCCGCCCGGCCTTTTCTTAGTAGCGCCGAACATATTGGTTTCTTCTATGTCGGTGTCAGTGAGCGCCCCCATACCTCCACCTATAGCGGCACCCACACCGGCACCTGGAGCTACTTTAGACGGATCTTTGCTGATAACATTAAACGCTTCTTCAGCAACGCTCGGAGTAGACAACGTCTTTTTCACTTGAGATTTAGCATCTTCTTTAAGCAGTTTTTTTATGCCGCTATTCATTTCTTTTACAACGCTTTGCTGTCCTTTGGGATTAAGCTTGCCCATTATATCAGCAAGCTCATCTCCGCTGCTCCCTGCCAGGGTCCGCAGCTTTTTAAATAACAGCTCAATATTTGGCTTAGCAGTCTTTTCTACGTGAGCTATCTTTTCAATCTCCGCAGTTTTAGTAATAAATCCCATGCCTTGCAGCTCTGTCAATAATTCGTGTTTGCTCATTATAACACCGCCATTAATCTGAATATGTGTTGTCGGATTCACCTTCAACAGTTGCACCACAAGTGCACGAGTCTCCAACTAAAGTATGAGGTATTCCTTGAAAATTAGCAAATCCCGTTGCGATAACTTCGTTTACACCGTGCCCAGGTATTGGGCATACGTGTGCGTCTTTATCCAGGGAAGCTTCTTTCAGCTGTCCTCCTACATCTACTCTAACATTGTGCGCTACACCAGTAGTTATGACACCACCGTGGCTGGTGTGAGCACCTCTGTACGACATTTTAGCCATGATATCACCTTATCCGTAGAATTTCAACTCGCCTGTGTCGAAGTAAGTAGCTTCGGCGCGTCGTCTGCGAATCAGTCCATCAGAATCAACTTTATTTCCATTTTTGTCTTTATGCTTAGTCCAGACCATGAACTGCTCCTTAGCGCCTTCGTAATCGCCAGAGTTCAACTTTCGCCTTAGTGTGGACTCCCTGAAAGCATTTGGCCCGACATTATACGCGAACGAAGTAAGCGCCGCGCGCTGGTTTGGAGTAAGAGGGACGGACACCATACTATCAACAGTAGACCCAAACGATTCTAACTCTTTGTTGAGCAGCTCTTCAGCCTTTTCCTGAGTGATAGTCATACCAGGTCCGACCTTTACGCCGTCTACAAATCCGGTGTGGCCGTATCCTATAGTCCACACTCCGGCAGGGCACAGATACGCAGTCAACTTGCAGCCTTCAAAATGTTTAACCAGGTCTACTGCGGATCCCTCGCCTTTATTAGCTGGGATATCCCGCATAGGACCGATATATTCTAATTTACAAGTTCCGCCGTTAGCGTCCACTACCTGTTTCACTTTTTCTTTACAATCTTCCAATGTAGCGACACTTCCGACTATTCCAAAGCACCCATCTGTGCCGGGGGGGTTGCCGTCTGGGTGTATTCTTAATAGTGTGCGCATCCTCCCGGCTCTAGGATCGTACACATCACTTATGGGAAATTTCCATGCCGAAGATCCAGAGTGGTCTATTACCGTCATTGCATGATGAGAAGTGGTCTGAAGTCCCCCAACCGTGTACATTCCATAAGGAATAGACCCGCCCTTACTATTGGTGGATCCGTTAACAAATTTATAGCTGCCCAAAACTTCATTATTGGTCCCGTATACAGTCATTACGCCTGTGTTCTTCATACCATTTGTAGAGGTAGACTGGGTCATGCACACTATTTGACCGCCCTGCGTAGGCGGAGGCGCGTTTCCAAGCTCACTTGGAGGAGCGTCTTCTCCTGCGGCCATTCCCTTAGGCGAGGCGGGGTTTAAATCCCCGACAGGAGGTGCGGGTACTCCGGATGAAGGGGAATAGGAATCAAATTCGGCGGCTTCTGGGTCTACCACGCCCACCAAATTAGCAGTCTGCATCTTTCTATGTAAAATATCCTTAGCGGACATATCAGTGATCACTCCATTAGCTATTAGAGTGCTTTCTTCTTCCACCCTACGTTCTTCGCTATTACAATAAGTAATTACGTTCCCTTCGGTATCTACTGTAATGCTGGCCTTGTTACATATGTTAATGCTGAATATCAGCTTAGGAGAGCTTTTTTCTCCCTTACTGTCCAGAGCATATTTGCTTTCATTGACCAGTCCAATATTACCCATCATTATCTTAACGAAATTCTTCTCGTCGTCAAGCTTCATTCGGAAATAACCGGTAGTGATGGTATCCCCATCTTTATTTACAGTCATCTCCACACTTCCAGCAGCATTCACTATGTACAGCCTTTGGGAGTGCATAAATATCTGATTTTCTTTTGAATCTAAAATTACTTTACAGGCGTCGTTGTTATGGAGGATAATGCATCCCGCATTTTTCCTAATTTCAATGTAATTTCCATATGCAGTGCTAATGCACATATCGCCTTCCTGAAGGTCTTTTCGACCGTTGACAGGAGAGAATTGCTCCTCCATATTATCCAGGGGGATGAACCCCATGATGTACCATTCGCCATTGAACGCCCTTCCAACTAAAACCCTGGAGTTTGCTTCTGGACGGACATACATCCCGTGACCCCCGCCAAATGCGAACCAGGGGCTCATATAGGACACAAAGGGTATGTCGCTACCGCTATCCAATAAGACTCTGCAAGTATAGTCCTCGTTTACTACTACTACCTCACCTGTTTCTAGCGCCCAGTTGTCTACCTGGACCATTGGAGGGGCTTCGCTTAGCAGCGAATTGTATCTTCCATGAACTGTATTAAAATTGTGCCGATCTTGGTATCTGAGTTTAAAATTGTTACTCATCTTTTATGCTCGACTCTCTACTCTCGAAGGCCGCTTTAAACTTCTTTAGCGCCGTATTCTTTATCTGCCTTACGCGCTCTTTGGTAACTCCCAGTATTTTTCCTACCCAACTAAGTGTTTTGGGCTCATCACAAGTGAGTCCCAGCATGTGATCCAGCACAAAATACTCTTCTTCTGTGACAGTGCGCTTTAACAACTTCATTAGCTCCGGTGATCTACTGTCTGTTATCCTCTCCAGGTTTCGATCTATCTTTTTAGAATGGAAATCTACCGCTTCCAGGGTACAGGAATGCTTTAATGCTCCGACTACAGCTATTATCTTATGTAGTCTATTCTCAGTCATGCTAAACTCAGCTGCAATCAGCTCGACCTTGTGTGGGTTATCTTCCATATCAGGCTCTGCGCTTCTCTTTTTGTACCTTGAGTATATAAAATGGAACTCTTCAGGGATCTGCAGCATATAGGCGTCTCTATACGCCAGAGAGTACATATAAGTTTTTATCCAATATTGGGCATAAGTTAAAAAGGAAGAGATCTTGGGGTCGTACAGCTCTCTGGCTCGAGCTACCCCTAGAAACCCTTCCTGACGCAAATCCTCAGCAGAAGTATTGCACATAGCGGACAGGTATATTGCTACCTTATTTATGTACCATTCAGTCTTTTTGAGGCACTCGTCTAGTCCTAGTTGATTTTTTAGCTCTGATTTTATCAAAGACTAATTTCTCCCCTTCTATGTCTAGAATGTTGAGTATAAACACCATCATATTGGCCACCTTTTCCTTGACTTCAGTGGTTTCTTTTGATGCCGCCAGTACCCTCATCATACATACTGTAACATCCTTCATTTCAGACAGCAACTCTTTTTTCACCGCTGGAGGAGTTAGCCTCTGGGTGCCCATTATTTTTCTGGATTTTATCTTGGGTGTTTTCATGGCATGAATCCAGTGGTCTGGTTATTTATGGGAGATTGCGGGGTGACCGGAACGCCTTTTCTGGTCAGGAAGTTAGTAACACTTTTTAGCCTGCCCAGGATGTCGTGCATTCCGGTATTAAGATTCTGCATAATATCTGGATGCGAGGCATAGAAGTCTCCCATTCCAGAGGCTAGCCTGCGAACCATCCCTGGTTGGCGGGAATTTTGATACCTCTGCGCTGGGTTTACTGCGTAGTCAACATTAGGCACATGTGTACCGTAGTTATTCGGGCCGACAGGCGGATTTGTTGGTGCGGTTGGGGTCGGATTAGGGACCTGTGTATTCTGCGTATTCTGCGTATTCTGCGTATTCTGCGTATTCTGCGTATTCTGCTGGTTCTTCCTGTTCTGCCTGGTTTTCTTAGTTCCTGGGTTCTTGTTAGTGGGACCAGGATTCGGATTCGGACCTGGGTTCGGATTCGGATTCGGACCTGGGTTCGGATTCGGATTCGGACCTGGGTTCGGATTCGGATTCGGACCTGGGTTCGGA